TTGCAGCATGAGCATCAGCATAGAATCGACAATCATCGTTGGCGACCGGGGGCTTGACCTACTTTGGGAGCGCATCCACGAGGCTTGGGACAATTCGTTAAATTTTATGTTTGTCTGGCATATACCCACGGAGCACCCAGAAGGGATTGAAAACGTGGACCCGGAGCAAAACGATAAGTGCCCGAAAATGGTATTTCAGCGGCAAGTGTTCCGTGGTTAGCCACTGTCGTTTTTGTGGTGGCCTGCTGTATTGGTCTATTGACGTGCTTACGTGCTGTCAGTGTGGTCGACACAGGTATCCGGAGGGGTTCAAACCGGAGGACAAGCCAATCCGGGACTCCTGGCACCGGCACCGGGTGCTGGAGAAACAGGAATTACGAGAGGTGAGATAATGACAACCGAGCCCAAATGCGAAAAACCACTAATGCCCAGCGGGGGAAGCGCCACCTATGAGGTGAAGCCGTTGAGCGACATTCTGGGCGATCTTCACCGGCCACTAATTACGGAGCTACACCGCAATCTGTACCTAGAGCAGACGGCCCACAAACACACCTTAGCGATGTTCCAAGCCGTGCTGGAGGGCCGGGTTGACCCGCAAACCATAGTGGTCAACAGCGACGGTTGGCAGCGTGTAGCGGAGCGGCCCGGGCCGGATGGCAGCGAACATCGTTATGCCGAGCTTACCGCCGAACCACAACGGGCTTTGGCCGCTGAAACGGGCCATAAAGGACAAATAACCACGATAACCGATGGAGGCCAGAACAGTGACAACGGCATTGGTAACAGCGCCCTTAAAGACCTCGCCCCCGCCAGCTAAAATAGTCGAGTATGAGTTTAGCTTTTCGCGCTCGACCGGCCACTTTCGGTTTCGACACCAGGGGAACCAATGGCTTTGCCGCAGCCTAGTTGGGGATGCCGTCTGTCGCCGTGCTGACGGCCACGAGGGCGTGTTGTTCCTCGTCTGCCAACTTTCCATCGACTCGGACCGTAATGCCACTGTATGGGCGCCAGAGGGCGATTTGCTGGCGGCACTACAGGCCGAAGTTAGCGAACCATCTAATGCGGCCAATTTCGGTGACTGGGCCGATTTCCCGCAGGGCCGTCACTCCCCCCGGTGGCGGCTCTGCCTTAACCGAGCGCAAAAGGCTTGGCGCATTCGGGATGACGATACGGACTCGAATAAAATCTGGAATACCAATGGGTATAAGGGGATCATGCGCGTTCGCTGGATGGACAGCGGCCCCCATATCCACGTTGATGGCTGTCCCGTGATAGACGCTTACGGAGTGGTGCAATTCTGATGACAAAAAAGTACGTGATCGGGAACCCCAGGGGAATACCAGAAGGGCTCCCTATAAAATCTAGGGTCAACCCCGACGGGACCGATACCCAATTTTATCCGGGCGACGACTGGTATCCCGGCCCGGCCACGACTCCAAGCATGATTGCAAATTGGGTGCAAGACGGCTCCTTAATCGAGGTTGAAGATGGCTAAAGCTGCTGGACTCGCTTGCGAGTTCTACTTCCAGGGGTTTGACCTGTCCGGAGATATAGGGGCCCTCAATAACATGGGCTCTCCACGGACTAGCTTTGAGGTGACGGGGATTAACAAATCGGCTATTGAGCGCATCTATGGCCGGATTGACGCCGTGTTGGATTGGACCTCGTTTTTTAACGATGCGGCTGGGCAGCAGCACTTGGCCTTTCGGACGCTGCCCACCACTGATGTTGATGTGTTGGTTGCGTTGCAGGGCGGTACCAAGGGTTCTTCCTCGGCCATGCTGGGAGATGCCAAACAGGTCGATTACAACATGAGCCGTCCCGCCGATGGGTCTCTGACGTGTAATGGCCAGGTGCTGGCCAACGGCCAGGCTTGGGAGTACGGAAGTATTTTGTTGGCCAAGGCGACGATTACATCCACGGGTAACTCGGCCTCGGAGGATAACGCCGCTAGTAGTTCGGCGGGCCTAGCCGGGATGATTCACCTAACCGGGTTCACCGGCACGAACTACACCGCTACGATCCAGGACAGCACCAACAATATCTGTTTTTGCACCCTCAAGGCGTTTGCCCAAATCACCGCGATCAACAAGAGCGAACGTGTCACGGTGTCCGGGACAGTCAATCGATATTTGCGGGTCAACCACGCCGGGACGTTCGATTCCATCACCGCAGTGGTGGCTACTAGGCGTGGAGAGTCAACCGACGTGGAGGGGTACTGAGTCATGGTGTTGATCAAACACCCGCTCAACTTGGGCACTCAGACTTTCCGAATGAACCGGAGCAACAGAGACGGTACGCCCAAGCCTGGATACTTTGAGGCCGCCGACTGCCGTCGTTTTGAATGCCCACATTACCTATTGGGGTGGCAAACCATGATTGACCCCAGCACCCAATTGGGACAAAAGCAAAGCCATTACATACGCAAACTATCGGGACGGTCGTTTACTGAGACGTCGGAACCTTCGGGCCTATTGGTTTTCTCGTTTGAGGCCGGGCAGAAATGCTTTCGGACCCACCAATTGCCGGTCGACAGAGATCCCATATTTTCCAATCGAGTGCCCGGATTGGAGCCCACAATCATGGATTATGACCAGTTCCACGACCAATACAACGAGACAATTGTAAGACTAAGACAGAATCAAAGAGAGGTGTAATTTTGGCCAAGGAATCGGGACTTGGTTGGACCACGGCGTCACGGGACGTATCTGGCGGTGGGGCAGGGGCCTTAGTCAACTGCACGACCAATGTGGACGTGTCAATTGTGAGGTCGACCCAGGACGTAACCGGAATGGATAAATCCGCTACCGAGCGGTTATTGCTTCTGGGTGACATGTCCAGTACTTACACGATGGTATTCAACGATGCGAGTAATAAGAGTTTTGATGTCCACAAGACGATTGCTAGTGCTGATGTAACCCGGACCTGTACCCTCACGATTAGCGGTCAGACGTTGGCTAACGAGGTTTTATTGACCGACATGGCTCTGAGTCGTGGCAGCGACGGCAGCCTAATTATCACGGGCCCGGCTGTCCTCCAAAGCGGTACCGATCCCACGTGGTCGTAATGGCGGGGAAGAACGGGATCAAGCCGTCTAAGTTTAAGCGGGCACAGTTTAAGATTGTGCCCACGACTAAAATCATCGAGCCCAGCATGGAAGCATTGGCAGGAGCCGAGGTAGAGGTCAAGGCCGATGTGTCGATGGGAACATATATTCTGCTCAAGGAATTGATAGCGAGTGAGCAAAGCGACCAAGTGGCACAGGCATTTGGTGACGAGATCCTGTCCGCATGGAATCTAACGGACGAGGGCGACAAGCCCATCCCAGCCACGGGCGCCGGGATGAACCTGCTCCCAGCATCAATGGCAATGGGGATCATAACGGATTGGCTCGGCAGTTTGGACACGGTGCCGGACCCTTTAGTAAGCGAATCCAGGAATGGCGCACTTTCGGAGGCGGAGTTACTAGAGATGGGAGAATCATCCAGGAGCCTAGTCAACTCCAGTGGGCTAGATTAGTGGACGGGCTTTGCCAGCGGTGGAGCAAATTCCCGTCAGAAGTATTGGCCGAACCGGTCGAAACCATCATGCCCATGATGGCAATTATTGGGGAAGGGACACAAGAAGTAGATGGCTAACACGGTCAAAATAACCATTGACGCCGACGCCAAGCCTGCGGAGACTGAATTTAAGAAGGTTCAAAGCAGCTTTGGCAAACTAAAAGATTCGGTTGTTAAGAACAGCCGAGCCATCGGGCTAGGCATGACGGCCATAGGGGGCGGTATTGTTGGCGTAGCTGCGTTGTCTATTAAATCCTTCAACGAGCAACAGATCGGTATCAGCAAGCTCAACCAATCTTTGAAAACGGTTGGCACTTCCTACGACGCCCAAAAAGCTGCTATTGAACGGGTCATTGAAGCCCAGCAACGCAAGACCAACTTTGGGGACGAAAAGCAACGAGAGGTTTTAACTCGCCTCACCGGGGTCTTGGGAGACCACGAGAAGGCACTCCAGGCGTTGCCAACAGTGCTGGACGCTGCCGCTTTCTCTGGCCGGGACGCCGCGACGGTATCGGAAACGCTTTCCAAGTTCTTGGCTGGATTAGCGAACACGTCCGACGCTACCGGGGTGTCAGTGGACAAGACCGCGACCTTTACTGAGCGGTTGGCGGCTGTGATGGCTGTGGCGGGTGGGCAAGCGGAAGCAGCCGCCGATCCCATGACGCAATTCAAGAATCGTCTTGGCGACGTGGCGCAAGCACTCGGGGCCGTGTTGATTCCCCTCGTCGAAAAAGCGGCAGTAGTCCTGGAGCGAGTCGCCGCAAAAGTAATTGAGTTCAGCGAGGCGCACCCGACTTTAGTCAAAGTGCTGGGGATTGCCGCAGCGGCCATTGGCGGACTTATGCTGGTTATTGGGCCATTATTGATTGCGTTACCAGCAATTATCGCTGGCGTTGGCGCACTTGGTGTTGCCATGACTGTGGCTACAGGCCCGATTGGCTTGATTGTACTGGCCATAGCGGGGTTAGTTCTGGCCGCAAAACAAATGGGGGCTGAGTGGGGCGAGATTTGGCTGGTGGTACAGACAATTGTCAACACAGCCAAAGAAGTGGTAACCAATGCTCTCAACGGCATTAAAGAGGCTATTAGTTTCATTCCCGGCATGACACCACTATTTAATAAGGCACGAGATAGCGCTCGTGACTTCGGCGAAGCCGTCGGGTTTAGTGCCGACGAACTCAACAGATTATCATTGACCGAAATTGACCGGGAATTAGCGATCCTCCAGAAAAACCTTGATGAAACCGTCGAAGCACTTGAACACGCCGACTCCGTGGGTGGTAAATTCCAACGTGGTTTTATAGGTAGGTTTGCTGGGCCTTCCGCTGGGGAGGCTTTTGACCAAATCACTAAAATCGAAGAAGCAATGGGGGATTTAGAGCAACGAGCGCAGCAGCTTGCTAGTGGGATAACAACGTCAAATACAACAATCAGTACAGCATTCAGCAACACGACTTACACGGTAGTGCAGCAAACAAATGAACAAATAGATGCACTAACAGACGTGGAGGAACGCCACCTAGCACTGGTAAAAAAAGGAGCAGCAGCGCGGCTCAAAGTTCTCACCGACTCCCTTGATGACGAATTTGCGGCGTACAGTGAAATAGCTGGAGTACGAGCAGATCTACTAACAGACGCGGAGGAACGTCACCTAGCACTGGTAAAAAAAGGAGCAGCAGCACGTCTCAGCATTCTTACGGACTCCCTTGATGCGGAATTTGCGGCGCACAGTGAAATAGCTGGAGTCCGAGTAGACCTAGCAAAGACAACCGCCGACGAACTTATAGCACACGAAAAGGATATCGCTGACAAAATGAAATCGTTGACGGTGCGGCAGCTTGGTGATCTCCAGTCTGCCGCTGATCAAAAAATGGAACTATTGCTCGAAGACTCTCGTATCCGTCTAGAGGCATTGCAACTAGAGGCTGACAATATGGCACGTCTAAATCAATCATTTGGTAACGAGCTTGACCAATTGCAATTTAGACTGTCGGATCAAGGCCAGGCGTGGCAGGCTTTAGGGCGCAGTGCAGAGAATGTGTTAACCACGATGGTTGCGACTACTGGCAAGAGTGTCGATAGTATTCTGGCCGATTGGAAACGCCAACAACAATCAGGAGAATCGCTTATTGAGTTGCTACTACGATTAGACAAGGAGGGATCGCTACACTTAGGGCTGCTTGCTCAAGCCTTTACCAACTTGCAAAAAAAAGCGACCAAAGCGGGAGAGGAAATAACCAAGGCATTGTCTTTCACGCCGCTATCAACCGGGCAGGGGGCAGCTATTATCGCAGAACAACAATCCGCACTAATTAGCCAGCGTGAAGCCGTCATGTTGCAATTGACTCAGACCCGATTAGCCGGGCTTGATGACCCAAAATTGGAGGCACGACTAGATGATATCAACGCCGCTATGTTGCAAGCTGGACGTGTTTTGCCGAAGAGGGAAATCATTCGTGGGGAGCAAGTCGCCGTACAGCGGGGTATTACGATCCCCGGTCTGGCAAACGGGGGGATTGTTCGCCGACCTACATTGGCCATGTTGGGCGAAGGGGGGCCCGAGGCTGTGGTTCCTCTTGGGTCTGGTACAGGCATGACAGTCGTCGTCAATGTATCGGGCGACGTGATCGGGGTAGATGATCTCAACTCGTTAATTTTGACGACCGTCAGGGACAACGACTTAGCCGGTGGCGGACTGCGGTAATGATAACGCCGGTTGAAAAACTCGAGGTGGACTGGACCGCTGACGGTGACTTCCGGGACACTGGCGAAATTATTGACCGGGGCCGCATCCGGTCCTGGCGTGTAACCAGCTACGGCAGAGATAAGGCTTCACAACTCGAGGGCCGGTCCATAGCCAGCCGGTTGCAAGTCGTCCTTGATAACCGCAGCGAAGATTATTCCAGCTTCAACACGAGTTCTCCCCTCAGCGGCAACGTACTGCCCAAACGGGTGGTCCGGTTGTCCCATGAGGGCCGGGCGGCTTTTTTCGTGACGGCTAACTCGGAATCCCTAACCGGCGGCGACGTGCTTGACATAACCACCAGCGACTACTCCATAGCGTTTTGGATTTATCCAACCGCTTTGGCTCAAGTTGGGATCGTCAACAAACGGGACCGGGCGAGTGCTACCAACCTGGGGTATGCGATAGAGTTACAATCCGATGGGACTCTTGACGCCTTTATCTCGGATGGCACATCGGTAACGACCATTTCCTCCACCACTGCTTTGAGCGCCGGGGCTTGGGCATTTTGCGTCTTTACCGCCGACCGGAGCGGGAGTGGCCAGTGGTATATCAATGATGGCGCTGCTGAAGGCGCTACGGACATTACAAGTCAAAATGGTACTTTGGCCAATGCGATTACATTTTCACTCGGTGCGGGCTTCTCAGGCAGTGCTGATAGGTTCTTTGGCGGGCGGCTCGTAGCCGTCGCCCTGTGGGGCAAGTTGTTGTCCAGCGCGGAGCGGACGTTTCTTTACAACGACGGCAACGGGCGCCGCTATGCATTCCTCGGGCTGCTCGGGGATGGGTCGGCGTTAAAGACTTCGTTGTCGGCTTGGTACGACCTAGATGAGGCGTCCGGTACAAGGGTTGACGCCGATAACGCTAACAACCTGACCGATAACAACACCGTGACTGACGCTGTTGGTATCGCCAATTACCCCACTTGGCAGGGTTTTTTATTGCGCCTAATCCCGAGGGTGGTTCCCGGCGGCGACAAGGTGGCGATTTTGGAAGCCATCGGCCCCATCGGAGTCGTCAACCAGCAAGATGTCTCGACCGCCATGTTGACGGCGAGGCGGACAGATCAAAACGTTGATTCATTGCTGGATAGTGCTGGTTGGCCCGCCAATGACCGGATTATGACTGCGGGGAAAACGACCGTCACGAGGTACACCGCCACAAGAAAAAAGACGCTTGGGGCTGTCCAGGAAATGGAGACGGCGGAGAACGGGTTTTTCCGCGAGACAAAGGAGGGCCGGTTACAATTCGACCATCGGCAAGTCAGGTTGGCCGAGCCATACTTGACTAGCCAGGCCACGTTCAGCGACGCTGGCGGCGCCGCCTTGGGTTACTCCCGCATTGTGCAAGAGGACCCACTTCCTTTTGTCTTTAACCAATTCGAAGCCGACGTGACGCTTTACACTGTGGAATCCATAGCTACTCTTGCCACTCACCCCGAAGTTGGCTCCGATTCGCCATTGATCTCTGTTGGTGAGACAAAAACATTCCGCCTCCGGTTTCCAAACCCTGCCAGTGCTACTAATGCATGGGGCGTTGATTCCTGGACAACCCCAGTTGCCACGACAGACTTTCTATTCAATTCTCAATCGGACGGGGCAGGGACCAATTTAACCGGGGATTTTGGTATCTCGGCGGTCAAAACTGGTAATGACATAGACGTCAGGCTCGTCAACAACGGGGGCACTTCGGGCTTTATGACGGCGCTAAAGGCCAGAGGCACGGCGGTCACGATCAAAGACCCGGGCGTTATTTCCGCACTTGACACCACCAGCCAGACAGCTTTCGGTGAGCGCATCTGGCCCACGAGGCCCAAGTACATACCGACGACCCAAGAAGCGCTTGACTGGGCCGACTACAACATCAGCATTTACAAAGATCCTAACATCCCGATAAGGATTGAGTTCTGGGCCACCCGTGACCAGGCCCACATGGACCAATTTTTGAAGCGTGACATTAGCGACCGCATCACCATCACGGCCAACAACAATGCCGGGTTGGGGTTTTCCCGGGCCTTCTACATCGAGGGCCTGGAATACGAAAGGAGGGCTCCAGCGGCTCCAATTAGGATGCGTATATTGGCCTCGGACGCGGAGCAGTCCTCTAATTTTTGGGTGCTGGGATCGTCCGATTTGGGCGGCAGTACGAGGTTAAATTACTAATGCAGATGCCGACAAATGAAATCCAGGAGCAACACGACAGCCAGCCAGGAGTATCTATGCGGCAATACCTGGATGGATTCGCTCACCGGCTGGGGATATCAGTCCCAGCTAACGATCAAATTGATGGCCAAGTGCTGGCGTATCTGAACGAAGGGCTTTGGTCGGCACGGTGCCCAGAAGAGATTTGCTATGGCGAAGTGGCTGTAACCACCCAATATCCTTGGATGTATTGCACAGACTGTGGAGCCGGTTGGTTCAGCGTCATTTTCCCGGGCAACAAATTGGAGATTGAGGCCGAACTAATGAAACGTAGGAAAGGACGCAATAGCCTACCCCACGCCAACTGGGTACCCGGTGAAAGTATCGATGACCTCATAGCGCAGCGTATTGAGGCGGAGGGCGAATAATGGCTTATTCAAGCCCTTCGACGAGGAGTACCGGCTATGTCGTTACGGCTGCGAACTGGAATCAACTGGTCAACAACTTCCTCGCATCGGCGCCGGACGTTTTCACCACCAATGGAGATGTGTTCGTTGCCAGCGGGGCTGATGCTGGGGTCAGGATTGCCGCCTTTACCTCGTCCACCGGGACGCTCAAGCACGAGATAGGCGGCATGGAATTTGATGCCAGCGCGGTCACCACGAATGACGCCATTGGCGGTGCAAGTTCGGGCGTATTCGAAATCAAAACTCCGGTTACACAAGGAGAAGCGGAGGGCGGGACCAATACTCGCTTTTCGCTGTTCTCCAGTCTCAGGGTAGCGCAGGCCATAGCGGCCCTTGGCAACCCGGTTGTCAACCAAGCCACCCAGGCACAACTTGAAACTGAAACTGATCTTAATGCGTATGCGCCACCCGACATGATTAGGTACTCGCCGGGAGTGACGAAGGGCTACGTTCGTATTGCCGCCGATGGGGCTAGTTTTTCAGGGGCTTATAACGTTGCCGATGTATGTGACCAGGCCACGGGGCGCCGGGTTATTTTGTGGTGTGATGATTTTAGTTCAGAGGCATATTCAGTGGTCAACGAAGGGCATGATTGCTGCTATCGGACCAAGCAAGATACTTTTTCGGCAGCGTCAT